ATATAATAGAAAGTGGAGGTTTAATATATGTTTTATACAAAAGAGTTACTTTTTAGTGAATTTAAAGACGCTGAAAAGAAAGACGAATCAAGTAAAAAAGAAAGTTATACAAATAGAATACAATGTCTAAAAGATATTAAAGACTTATTAGTAAAAAGTCCAAAATATTTTAGTCAAGTATCTATTACAGAACAACAATTACAAAACTTAATAGATGATTGGTCGTCACCTAATCCGAGAGACGCAACCTATATGAGAGTATTTGGTATGACTTATGATCAGAAAAAGAAACAAGAAGAACTTGAATTTGATCCTTGGGAAAGTGAAACAGAACCAAAAGAAAAAAAAGTTACAGATGTTCTTAACTAAAAAAGAAAAAATAAAACTAGCTAAGAAAAAACACTACGAGTGGATTCGTTCACTTGGTGTTAACATTAATATCAATACAGGGAAGATTAAAAATACTTTTAAGGGTTTTGATCTTCCTAAATTGAAAGTAAGATATTCTATACCTACAAGTGATAGAATACCAGGCGCTTGTGTAAAAAGAAATGTTTTGAAACCACAGTTGCCTGCAGGTAAAACTATCAGTATTGCATACAACAAAGGTAATTACCAACTTGTTGATGTATCTGATTTCAAAACAATGGGAAGAAAAATATGAAAAAATATATAATGATATTGACTATTTTATTTGCTACAAATACATCAGCAAATGAATCAGTTGACAAAGTTGTGAATGGTATTAAAGAAGTACCAACAAAAGTAAATAACTTTGTAAAGAGTGAATGGGAAGAAACTAAAGAGTTTCAAAAAAAAGGTTGGGCTGATGCTAAAAAACAAACAGCACAAACTTGGAATAAATTAAAGTCAGCATTTGGAGTATCAAATGATTAATGGTGACTTTGTATGTACAAGTGCTAATGATGGCACACATCTTTTTAGACCTGTGTCAGCGAGAGCAGAAGTCTTTTGGAAAGAAAATAACTTTACGCAAAAATATGTTGTTGATAATACCGAAGACTATTATATTGTTAAAAGTGTAAACAGTGAAATAATTTGTAATGCGATACGTGAAAATAATATGGATTTTACTAGTTAGTTTGTTATTAACTAACTGTTCAACAAATAGGTCTCAGTTTGGTGCTGTACTTGGAAGTACAACATCAACGAGTGCCTGTGTCTCTATGGGTGTTGATAGTCCATATGTTATTGCGAGTTGTGCTCTAGTGGGTGCTTTTGCTGGAGCAGAGATTATGTATAATTCAGATTATGATGTACACAACGCTGTATTTGTAGATCACTTAAATACAGGACCAAGTACCTCATCATATACAAATTGGTATAATTCTAAAACTGGAAATAGTGGTATCATCAAAACAACAAGCTCTTATTTAAAAGGTCCTATGAAATGTAAAGACTATGAAGCGTTTATTGATGTTACAAATAATTGGCCATTAATTGGTATAGGCGGAGTAAATAGAAACACAATCTTTGGTGTTGCTTGTCAATTACCTGATGGCAGATGGGTTGAATACAACGGTTAATATGAACTGGAATAAATTTAAAATGAAAGTAATATTTTATATACTATTATTCTCTATTGCAATTATAATAGGTTTAACCAATTCATCAAAAGCTGATAACCACGATCTATCAGGTCAAAAGGCTCCAATCATTGCTGTTGTAGAAGGTGACACAATTATTTTAAATGATGGTACAAGAATTAAAGAAAGTGAGTTTAGTGAAACAGTATCTAAAACGGAAGATGTATTAGACAAGTTACAAAAAATTGAAAAGGTAAAAGGAAAAGTACATTATGACAAAACAAAAATTATCAAACCAAGAGATGTTGCTGATACTTATTGTTTTGTAAAAGTTGTAATTAAACAACAAGGCGACAATCTTGTTAAAGAAGAAATTTTGGAGTGTGCAGATGGTAGAAAAACATTTGATGGCCCTAGTTATTGGGAACTCTTTGCTCAATTCTATTATAGAGACGTTAGTGCTCCAGAATATTGCCGATATTATAGTCGGCCTAAACACGTTTTTAAATCGTTCGGAAAAACGTGTCTCAACAAGAACGGTGAATGGGAGGTACAATAATGATAAGAAATATAATCATTGTATTACTTCTAGTTATAATTGTATATGATGTTTCAGTAGATGAGTCATTATCTTACTTACAATCTGGACTTGACTTTTTAAAAGAAACCTTATATAATGTACAAAGGAGTGTTAAATAATGGAAAAATATGTGAAACTAGTAGGAGTTGTAATATTTGGACTTATAATGTCTGCGTGTTCTTCAACCTACAATATAAAATCTGAAAAGGGTAAAACTCTTAATCAGGTACCAAAATGGTTTATGGCAGAGTATTCTGAAAAGAAAGCCTGTGATACAAAAACTTTTGGTAAAGGTAAAGATAAAATGTGTATCTTTGGTGTCGGTACTGCAGTATCACCTGACTTGGAACTCTCTATTGAGAAAGCTAAGTTAATTGCTAAGGCGGAAATGGCTGATATTATTAGAGGTGAGATGAACAAACAAACTAAAACTTTTATTACAGAGTTAGGTCAAACAGAAACTAAAACTATTGTAACTGAAGTTGAATCTACCTTAATTAATATTATTAAAAACACACCAGTTAGAGGTTATGAAATTTTTGAACAAGATGTTACTATGACTAAAAATGGTTATTACAGATCTTGGATTGGGTTGAGACTTCCAATGGGTGAATTTAATAAACTTTATAACTATAACGTATCTCAAGCTGTTGATGCGTATAATATCAAATTAGAAGCAGATAAGAGATATAAGGAGTTGATGAACAATGAGTCAACAAATAATAGTATACAGTAAAAATAACTGTCAGTATTGTGAGAAGGCCAAGCACCTTCTAAAAAATCTTGGCCTTTCATATGAAGAAAAAAAGTTAGAATCTTTTTCTTCTGTTGATGAGATGTTAAAAGAAATTGGTAAACCTGTTCGTACTATGCCTCAAATTAAAATTGATGGTAAATTAGTAGGAGGTTATAATCAATTGGTTGAATATTTTACTGATCAAGGTAAAGTTGATTTTAAAGGTAATATTATAAATGAGTGATGATAAGATTATTCAGTTTCCTACAAATAGAATTGTAGATAAAACAAAAGTAGGTATTAATTCTACAAAAAATGCTGAATATGAAAAGAAGTTAAGAGATCAAAACATAAAACAATTTGTTGAGTCAGCAACAGATGATCTTGCTTTAAATTTATTAAGACAATTATATGATCTTGCTGTTAAGACAGATAAAGAAAGTTTTACAAAAGACTTTGCACTAGTAACGGATTGTTTAAGAGGTTTAATTTATAGAGATTTTGAAATGAAACACCCATCTCAAATTATGTCAGACAAAATGGTTATGTTAAAAACAAATAAAGATGGCTCACAATCTGCTAAAATAAATTATTCAGAATTTTTAGAAAAGAAACATAAAGTACATACACCAATAAGTAAAGAATTAAAAGAAGAATTAAATGATCTAAATGAAACAGGTATTAAATTTGAACCTGATATTGATTTGGATACATAACAAAATTCCACAAGGGAATCGCCTTCACAGGTTGTAAAATAGTTAACATAAAAAGGAGTATATAATGTTAAATATGTTGAAAAACTTGTTTGCTAAAGACAAATTAGTTTCTGTTAAAGTAGTAAAAAGAACTGCTGAAACAAGAGGTAGAAAGTCTTTATCAAAAAAACAAAAAGTGTTGAACCTTTTATCAAAAGGTCAAAACGTTGCTTGGTCAACAATTCAATCTAAATTTGAATTAGAGTCACCACGATCAATGATTGACACTTTAAGAGCCGAAGGTTATATGATCTACGGCAATAGAGTAAATGGTAAGAAATACTACAGAATGGGTACGCCAACTAGAGCTATCGTTGCTGCAGGTATTAAAGCCCTTTACGGTACACCTTTCAGATACAACAATCACAAAGTATCTGTAAGAAAAGCAGACTTACAACCACTTGATAGGTAGTTGTTAATAAGATTGGGCGCTTCGGCGCCCTTTCTTTTTTAGAGAGATTACTATGACAGAATTTAAAAACGGAATTTACAATACACTTACAAAACTATTAGGAACTAGTTTAGGTCGTACAATAGTTTACACAATAGGACACATCATAATAGCAATGACTTCAAATAGATTAATTACAGGCGCTGATTGGCGTCTTGCTGGCTTAGATGCGATTATAGAACCAATGATAAATGGTGTATGGTATTATATGTTAGATAAATTATGGGCTAGTAAAAAATGATAAGAGAGTTATTAGAACAAGAAATAGAAAAATCAAGTAGCGACAAAGAAGTCGCTATTTTACTTTCAGGAGGTGTAGATAGTTTATCTGTACTATTTGCGGCAAGAAGATTAAATAAAACAATTACAGCATATACATTTCATTTAGAAAATCAACCTACTTATGATTCAAATAAAGCAATCGAAGTATGTAATATATTTGATATTAAATGTAAAGTTATTGAGATACCTACAAGTAATTTAGAAGTAGATTTTATTAGACTAGCAAAGACTATTGGTTGTAAAAAGAAAACACATTTTGAATGCTGTTTTCCTTTTTTATACGTGTATCCTGAAATAAAAGAAAAAGAAGTATTAAGTGGTTGGGCCGCTGATGGTTATTATGGTATTAGTAAAAAGGCTATTCTACATTATACAAAAGGAAAACCTAAATCTAAATTTGATGAGTTTAGAGATATTTACTTTTCAGAAAACAATAGAGCTGGTTATATATGGCACAATAGAGTTGCTGAATTAAACAATAAAAAGTTTATTACACCATATCTATCAGAAAGTGTAAAGAAGTTTTTTTATGATAAGGATTGGTATGAACTAAACGAGCCATTTCAAAAACATCACGTTGTAAATGCGTTTGATGAGTTTAAACAATTTAAATTTAAAAAACATATTAATTTACAATTAGGTTCAAGTGTGGATAAATTATTTGAAACCTTAATTGAAAATAAAAATATAAATGTTAAAAATAGAAAAAGAGTGATGGATATTTGTAGAGATTGGTCTGTACAAGTACAAAGTCACGCAATACTACCAATATGATATTAGTTGATCTAAACCAAGTAATGATTGCCAATCTAATGGCAAATACCAGAGGAGATGCAAATGCTCGACCAGATAAAGATATGATACGTCATATGATTTTAAATTCTTTGAGAGGATTTAATTTAAAATTTAGAGAAGAATATGGTAAAATGGTATTATGTGCTGATGCAGATAATCCTTGGCGTAGAGATATATTTCCAAATTACAAATATCAAAGAAGACAAAATAGAGTTGAGGGTGAAACAGATTGGAATACTATTTTTAGTATAATGGGTGAGATAAGATGGGAACTTTCAAAATATTTTCCATATATGTTATTACATATTGCTAAATGTGAGGCAGATGATATTATTGCAACCTTGATTGGTATGAGGCAAGAAGAAAAGTATTTGATCGTTTCTGGTGATAAAGACTTTATACAATTACAACACTATGGTGATGTATACCAATTTAGTCCATTTTTGAAATCATATGTAGGTGAACAAGTAGACCCTACTATATTTTTAAGAGAACAAATTATAAAAGGTGATAGATCAGATGGTGTACCAAATATATTAAGTGATGATGATATATTTGTTAGAGGTGATAGACAAAAACCTATCAATAAAAAAAGACTAGAGGAATGGTCAAATATAGATAACATACCTTTAGGAAGTGAAACAAGAAAGTATTACGAAAGAAATAAGAAGTTAATTGATCTATCAATGATACCAGAAGACATTAAATCTGCTATTATAAATAGATATAATGACTATAAAGTCAATGACAGGTCGCAACTGTTAAATTACTTTATAGATAATAAAATGAAATCATTGATTGAAAATATAAATGATTTTTGAAAACATATATATGGAGATATAAAATGGCAGACAATCCAAATTTGATGAGTAGAAAGTCTATGCAGGTTATGGCCAATACGTCTGGTAATCGAGGCGAAACTGCACACGAAATTTTTACAAAAATCAATAACGCAAAAGATAAGCCAAAGAAAATAGAAGTTTTAAGAGGTTACGATGCACCTTATTTAAGACAATTATTAAAGGCTGCTTTTGATCCTAAGATAGAATGGGACTTACCAGAGGGAACTCCTCCGCATATGCCGAATGAGGCACCGCTAGGTACAGAACATACATTTCTAAAAACAGAAACAAGAAAATTATTCCGATTTATAAAAGGTGGTGATCCCGCTTTAAATAAGATGAGAAAAGAACAGTTGTTTATACAAATGTTAGAAGGTTTACATAAAACAGAAGCTGAACTATTAATAAACATTAAAGATAAAACTTTAAATAAAGTTTATAAAGGTTTGACTGCTGATATGGTTAAAGAAGCCTTTGGTTGGAATGATGATTTTGTTAGAATCACAAAATAATTCTTAATTTTTAAGGGGGTATTAATATATCCCCTCAAAAAACCCTTATAAAATCTACATTTTTTACCATTGACATCTTAACTAAAACCGTATATAATAAATAGTATATGTGGAGGTTAATATGAAAAAATTTATTATAACTGTGGTTGTATTAAATTCATTGATTTGGTTAGGTTTATCTAATCTAATGAGTGCCGCAAAGGCAGATGAATATAAGAAAGCGGTAGTTGGACACGTGATTCAATCTACTGTGAATGGTACTAACGTTGACGTTGGTAAGTTAATGGAGCAAGAACTTGAAAAAGTTGCTCATCAATTTGCACTTGAGTCTATTATTATATTACAAAAATATCTTCCTACAATACTTGATGGTATTGCTACGGATATGAGACTACAAGCTGATAAAAGATATAAATGTGAACTTCTTAAAGGTTCAAAAATAGAAGACGATTGTAAGTGATTGATCTATTTTTAAAAACACCTTTGGAAATTAAATTGATTATATTAGGAGGATTAATATCATTTTTAATTTTAGGGGTAAATAAATGTATAAAAAAAGGAAAAAACAAAGAAAATTATTAAGAAGGGAACTAGTGTCCAATCGTAAATATCATACCAAATATAAAGATATAAAAAAATACTTCACATTAATTAATAGAGAAGTATTTAATAATGAATTATCACCGTTTGGTAAAATTGAAATAAAAGAAATAAGAGATAGAATAAAGTATTGTTACGGATTAGTTGAAGTTTTAGAGTGGGAAAGAAAAGGAACTCGAATTTATAGACTTCAAATGCAACCTACTTATAGAAATAAAAAAGAGTTTGTGGACACA